GATACAAAGAATCGTCAGAATAGTATTGATGATGTTGATGCTTTCACCAAGCAGGAACTTGAGATTACTGTTCAGCGACACTTCCAAAGTGCCATGGATATCTACAAGCAAATGCTTGACCTTGGTATTGCTAAAGAGTGTGCCCGCATGGTGCTTCCTTTAGCAACACCAACTAAGATCTATATGTCAGGCTCTGTTCGTTCTTGGATGCACTATATAGATCTACGGAGTGCCCATGGCACCCAGAAAGAACACATGATCATTGCTGAGGCATGTCGTGAGATCTTTAAAGAACAGTTCCCTATTTGTGCTGAAGCACTGGAGTGGTAATGCCTACGTATCCTGTTAAGAACTTGAAAACTGGAGAGACTAAAGAACTCTCCATGACTATGAAAGAATACTGTGACTGGAAGGATGCTAATCCTGACTGGGATAAGGACTGGTCACAGGGTTGTGCTGGTGTCGGAGAAGTCGGAGACTGGCGTAACAAAATGAATAAGACTCACCCAGGTTGGGGAGAGCACATGAAAAAAATGGCAAACATGCCTGGTTCAAAAGTAGAGTGGTAACTTATGCCTAGAGGAAGAAACAAAGCTCCTGGAGCAAAGATGTCTGCTAAGCAGATGAGAAGGAAGAAGCCTATCAATGAGGACTATCTTCTTAATATCGAACCACTTACTGACAATCAAACAGTGATGTTCGATGCTTACGAAGCAGGTAAGAATCTATTTGCTTACGGTTGTGCTGGTACAGGTAAGACATTTGTTGCTCTGTATCTAGCACTACGTGATGTTCTCAGTGAGAACACACCTTATGAGAAAGTTTATCTTGTGCGTTCACTAGTTGCTACGAGGGAGATTGGATTCCTTCCTGGCACTCACGAAGACAAAGCATCTCTATACCAAATTCCTTATAAGAATATGGTAAAATATATGTTCGAGATGCCTGATGACAACTCGTTTGAGATGCTCTATGAGAATCTTAAAGCACAAGAGACCGTATCGTTCTGGTCTACCTCATTCCTCCGTGGTACTACACTGGATAACTCCATTGTTATCATTGACGAATGTCAGAACCTGAACTTCCATGAACTTGATAGTATCATCACCCGTTGTGGTCAAGATACTAAAATCATTTTCTGTGGTGATGCTAGACAATCCGATCTTCAAAAATCTAATGAGCGTACAGGTATCATTGACTTCATGAAGATCATTCAAAGTATGGAAGAAGACTTCCAGATGATTGAGTTTGGTATCGAAGACATTGTTCGTTCTGGTCTTGTCAAGAACTATCTCATTGCTAAACTTAACCTAGGATTCTAATGCTTTTTAATCATGTAGGGATTGATAATCCTGTTGAGATGAACACAGTTACAATCGATGGGAAAAGATATTATGTTACCCCTGAAGGTAACAAGTATCCTTCAATCACTACCGTGATTAGTAACAACTCCAGAAAGCAAGCTAGTCTTGCTAAGTGGAGAGCACGTGTAGGCAAAGAGAAAGCTCAGGGTGTCTCTACTCGTTCAGCAACTAGAGGCACCCGCTACCACAAACTGGTAGAAGATTATCTTAATAATGAACTAGACAAAACTAAGTACCAGGACATGCCATTGCCTTGGTTCATGTTCAATACATCACAAAGAATCCTGGACCGTATAAATAATATATACCTACAGGAAGCAGCACTTTATTCTGACGTGCTCAAGATCGCTGGACGTGTTGACTGTATTGCCGAATTTGATGGAGTCTTATCTATCATTGACTTCAAGACATCAGCGAAACAAAAACCTGAAAAATATTTGTTGGACTATTACGTTCAAGAATGTGGCTACGCTTGTATGCTTCAGGAGTTGTACGGTCTAACTGTACAACAATTGGTGACTATTGTAGCAACCGAAGAGGGAGATCCACAGGTGAGTGTGGTCCGCCCTAAAAAAGAATACTTAACTTTGTTACAAGAGTACATCCAAGAATACCAAGATAAACATGCCGAAAGATCTGGAGGATAAATTTATGACGACTGCGAAGTTCTCGCAGGAAGTGGAGAAGGTAGCATTTGAAAACGAAATGAATTACATTGATGCTATTGTTTTTTATTGTGAGAAAAATGAAATTGAGATTGAATCTGTTCCTAAGCTGATTAGCAAACCACTTAAGGAAAAACTTAAGTATGATGCCCAGAAGTTAAACTTCATGAAGAAAACAAGTCGAGCTAAGTTGTTACTACTATGAGTAATTTCTTTCAATCAGAAATGGTAAGAGGAGATCTCCAAGAGATGATGGAGCTCCAGCGTTATTGTTTCCAAGCAGCACATGCTTTTCCTGTTTTAAGTAACGAGAAAAAGATGGAGTACTTTAATGTGCTTGAGGAACTTATTGAAAAACAAAAGATCTTTAATGCTAGGTTGAGTCTTAGTGATGATCCTGAAGCAAAGGACATGGTAGAGAGCATGAAGATGGCTGCTATCATGCTGGGTGGAGATGCCAATATGTCCATTGGACAGATCTTCGATGATCTTCTGTCCAAGGTCGCCCAGATGAAGGACAAGTTAGAAAGTGGCACAGGGGATTGACTCCCGACCCTGTGCCAGTGTATTATGTATGAGTGGTAGGGATCACACAACCACAATCCGAAACAATCCGAGGTAATCCGAATGTCATTTGCAGATCTAAAGCGCAAGTCCCAGAACAACTTCCAATTCCTCCAGAAGGAACTGGAGAAGTCCAGCACCGAGAAGAGTGGTGCCGACGAACGACTCTGGAAGCCCGAACTTGACGCTAGCGGTAACGGTTATGCCGTCATCCGCTTCTTGCCCGCTCCTGAAGGGGAGACGGTGCCCTGGGCAAAGGTCTACTCCCACGCTTTCCAAGGTCCTGGTGGTTGGTTCATCGAGAACTGCCTGACTACCAAGGGTGACAAGTGTCCCGTCTGTGTCCACAATAACGGTCTGTGGAACAGTGGTATTGAGAGTGACAAAGAGGTTGCTCGTAAGCAGAAACGTAAACTGTCTTACTATAGTAACATTTACGTGGTAAAAGATCCCAAGAACCCCGAGAATGAAGGCAAGGTCTTCCTGTATCGCTATGGTAAGAAGATCTTTGACAAGATCATGGCAGCAATGCAACCCGAGTTCCAAGACGAGACTCCCGTCAACCCCTTCGATCTCTGGGAAGGTGCTAACTTCAAACTGAAGATCAAGACCGTTGCTGGTTACTGGAACTATGACTCCAGTGAGTTCGATCGTGTCGCTGCTCTGTCTGCTGACGACGATGAACTCGAAGCAACCTGGAAGCAAGCATACTCCCTGGAGGAGTATACTTCTGACAGTCAGTTCAAAGGTTACGAAGAGCTGGACACCCGTCTGAATGCTGTGCTGAACGTTGCTCCCCGAGTGGCAGCAGTCCAGCAAGAGGAAGAGTTTGATCCCATTCCTACCAGCACCATTGAGACCTCTTCTTTCCGTGAGAAGATGAGTGCTAGCACGTCTGATGATGACGATGCTCTGTCTTACTTCGCTGCTCTCGCTAACGACGACTGATGAAATACCTGAAGGTATTACTTCATCCAGTTACTCAGTTCAACTTGTTGGTCGTGGGGTTCCTGATTATAATTCAGGGACTTCACACCCACGCCCACTATACTATGAGTGTTGATGCTGACAGTTACGTTCATAACTTTTGTAAAAAAAACTTGAAGCAGTGTAAGCGTATCATTTCAAATTTTGATTAACGATTTCATTGGCGGGGAAAAAAATTTCCCGCCAATTTTTTTGTCAAAAAGTCGATCAGACTCCAGTAGCTTTCAACTTATTGCTGACATAATCAGATGACTTCTTATAGAGAGCTGCTTTCCTGAAGTCTTCTACGAGCACCTTAACGTATTCTGGTTTGAGTAGATAGATCTCACGTTTCTTTTCATTCTCTGTCTGTTCGTACTCAAACTCAGTAACAGGTCTTGATAAATCACTGCCAGCAATGACTTCGATGTTACCATTGTCGTAGTATCTAAACCCATTCTGTACTACTCTGTACCAAACACCAGATTCTCTAGTCCATTTGACACCATTGATAATATAGTTGTCGGCATCAAGAACCGTGTATTCAATATCAGTTTCTACTGTGTATGTTTCTGAGAAACTGTATTCGATTTCTTGAATAGCATACTGGTCAAAAATTGTGCCACTATTTTCTGGTTGGAATAGTCTGAACTCAGTTGTTTCAGTCTTTGCTGCTTCTGGAACATCAACTGTAAATGTGTATGGTTCGTTTGAATATCTACCATACTGAACTCCACTTGGAGTTTGTTTAAGGCTAACATTAAATAACAAAACGTCAGGTAGTTGTAACACCTCTGTCTGTTCAGCATCGGTGTACCAAAATCCGTTTCCAATATCTTCATTTCTGATAATTAAGTCGATTGTTGAAATGTTTTCTCCACGATCGACTAGATCAACAGCAGTGATAGTATTGTTAGGTCCTACAGTGACGTTAACTCTAGCACTAGTAGGCATACCACCAACAGTGTATACAGTTACATCATCATATTGTCCTGCTGGTCTACCAGGACCACCAAACCCTGGATCTGTTTGCTGTTCGTTAGTGTCTGGATCAAAGTAGAATACTGTTGGATCATAATTAAAATACTGAATCATCCCCAAAGGAATGATGACATCAATATCTGTCCATGGATCTGTTGGAGCGGTCCTGTATTGTAGTTTTAAAATTTCGTCTGGTTCGTCTGCTTCTTCACCACCGTTGATATCGTTACCAAACTTTCCTCTAAATGTAAATCTATCTAAGCTAGTAGCGTTTACTTGGTAGAACTGAGCATATCTTTCTCCCGCTCCTCTAAATCTAAGATAACCATTTGATCTTACTCCATTTCTGATCGGAGCATAAAGAACAAAACCACCATCCTCACCAGTTCCGCTACCATAGGTTTCGAAATTAGCATTCAAGGAGTCAATAACAAAAGTGTTATCAAATCCATTTGATGAGAAGATATAATTTCTATCGTAGGTAACATTCTTTACAGTTGATGACAGATCGGGGAATGTATCAGCAACTAAAGTTTCTATACCATCATAGAATGTTTTGTCAACCCATGTACCACCAGGAATAAGAACCTTGCCAAACTTTTCTACTTGTTCAGCATCACTGATGATTTCATAGTGGTGATAATCATAGTAAGGATTATCATACAGACTTTC